AAGTCGGCCAGCATGGACGGCGAATTGTTCTTCTCGCCTTTCCACCTCGTCCAATACTTTTGCGTGCGCCACCACATGTCGCCCGGCTTCAAACCGTCATGATTCGGCTCGTCGGGGCCACGGTAGATGAGGTTCTTGCCGTCGGCGGTTGTCTGCGCCTTCTTGGCTGCGGCCTGCGCCTGATTCGCCTGTGACGCGGCGTTGGCGGCGGCGGTCTGAGCCTTGTCGGCGGTTGATTGTGCCGTCTGCGCGGCGGCATGCGCCTTGACTGCTGCGTTGGCGGCATCGGTCGCGGCCTTGTCGGTCACCGCCGCCCAAGCCGACCCGTTCCACCGTTTCGGCGTGTTCGCGCCTCCAGTCGTGTCAATCCACAAGGTCGAAGCCTTGCGCATCGACGTGGCCGGTGCCGTGCTCTGGATGAGCACGTCGGCCTTGCCATTGGCCACGCCAGCGGCGGCAGCTGCTGCGGTATTGGCCTTCTGCGCGGCATTGGCCGCATCGGTGGCGGACTGTGCCGCACTGTCAGCCGTGGCCTTGGCTTGGGTCGCCACACTGGACGCATTCGCGGCAGTGGTCTTGGCATTGGCCGCGTCCGTCTTCGCGGTGGAAGCGTCCGTCTTGGCGGAAGCCGCGTCGGACTTGGCGGACTTTGCGGACTCATTGGCGGTGTTAGCCAGTGTCTCCGCATTGCCGGCTGTCTTCTTGGCGCTTTCGGCGGCGGTCTGGGCGGCATTGGCGGCATCCTTGGCCTGGCCTGCGGTGGTGGTCGCACTCTTCGCGGCAGCGTTGGCCGCATTGGCGGTATCCTGCGCGGTCTTCGCCGCACCAGTGGCCGTGTCAGCCGTGCCCTGCGCGTTCTTCGCGGCGGCAGCGGCATTCTCAGCAGCCTTCTTCGCGTCGGTGGTCTTAGCCGCATTATCCGCGATATCCGACTTCGCCTGAGCGATTTCGTCGGCATTGCGCTCCACGTCGGCATAGCCCATGTGGTTCCAAGCGGCACCATCCCAGACAAGCGTGTCAATCACACGATCCGACAGCGGCACGAGCACGGAAGGAGAATTATTGGCTTCGCCCTGCCAGTAGGTGTAGAAGTCAGCCAAGAGGCTCGGTGAGTTGTTTTTCTCGCCTTTCCACCTCGTCCAATATTTCTGCGTCTTGAGCCACAGGTCGCCGACGATCAGCCCTTTGGAGGCGTCCGGCATGTCAGGCCCACGGAACGTATGGTTCTTCGAGTGGGCTTCGGCATACGCCTGCGCCGCCGACTCCTTCGCCTTCGAAATCTCGCCGTTCGCCGTGGTCAGGTCGGATTTCGTCTGCGCGATGTCCTTCCGCGCCTGAGACAGATCGGCCTTGGCCTGCGAGAGCGTCTGATTCGCCGTATCAAGGCCGGTCTTATTCGCCTGAATGTCCTTCTGCGCCTGCGTCAGCTTCGCGGCATTGTCCATCAACGTGGCGTTGGCCGTGCCGATGGCCAACTGGTTCGCCTTGATGTCAGACTTCGCAGCTTCAAGCTCTTTCGACGTGGCGGCCTGCGCCTGCTGATTCGCCGCAATGTCCTTCTGCGCCTGCGTCAGCTTCGCCGCATTATCCTGCAAAGCCGTCTTGTTGTCAGCCAAATCCTGCTGGATTCGTTTGACCTCTTCAGGCGAGACAGCGGAAGCAACGGTGACAGTGGCGACTGCCGACCAGTCGGAACGGTTGCCCGCATGATCGACGGAACGCAAGGCGTAGGAGTGCTCTGAACCTGCTTTCAGGCCGGTAATAAGATAATCGCCCGGGCCGGACTGGGTGGCGCTGATGACGGTCATGCCGGCCGCATTGACGCCCTCGCCGACCTCAATATGATCGAAGTCCGATTCCATCGACGTGCCGGCTGCTGTCCTGCCGTCCCAGTGGACGGTCACCACGCCAAGCTCGGACGACAATACCGGCTTTGACGGCACGGAGCAGGGCGTCGTATCCGACTCCACGGTGGCCACGAAGACTTCCGACCACTCGCCAAGCTTGTCAGAATACGTCGGAACAGCCCTGACGCGCACCTCGATTTGCGTGCCGCAATCCAAGCCTCCGAAGCCAAGCTGCGTCTTGTCGGTGGTGCCGGCGGAATGCCAGGGCGCGCCATCCTCGTGCTTGCGCCACTCAATGGCGTAATTGCTGATTTCGATGGCGGTGTTATTCGTCGCTTCGGTCACTGCGGACCACATGGCGGTGGCCAAGCCGTGGGCGAAACCGTCGCTGCCGATATACGCATCAGTTTGCACCACAAGGCCGAGCGGCGCTTTCGGCACGCGATGGTCATGGTCAGTGGAGACAGTGGTTCCGCTCTCACTGCCAGCCAATGCCGCGCCACCGGTAATGCCCTTTATCTTCTTCGCCTGACGCACCGAAGCGTCATACTTAATATCATTCAGGGCGATGGAGGCGCTTAAACCCTCATTCTGGCGCATGGACAGGTCGATTTCCTGCACGCGCACCTTCTCGCCGTGAGCCACGGTAGGGGCGGTAATCCAATCGCCCGCATGATAGTCGATGAGCGGAAGATTATCTACGCCGGATGTGATGAGGTCGCGCGTGTACTGACCACGCACACGAGCCGCATCATCCAAAGTGCTCTGCATGAATGCCTGGGCGGTGTCCTTGTCGGACACGCCGCCCTGCGACGAATAGGATTCCCACTTGCCCCACGGTGTCGGCGCGGCCGGATTATCCATGCGGAAGAGGAGGTTATTGTCTCCCTCGACGAGGATGGTGGACGCGAGGTCAGCGATGGACTCCTCGAAGGGTGCTTCGCTGATGTCACGTGCAAGCTGGAGCACGACGCTCTTGCTCAGGTCGCGGCTCAAGGCGGTGCTGTCGGCATTCCACAGCTTGAGCGTCCTGCCGGACGTGCGCCAGTCGCAGCCGCCACCATTGACAAGAGCACTCAGGATGGTCTGCAAATCGGTGCCGAGCGAATAGTACAGAGTGTACTTTTTTGCCCAATTACTGCCGGCAGAGTCCTTGGCCGTGTCGAAGCCCAAGGTCAGGCCGGTGGCCACGCCACCACGCGCCCGGTTTTCGTCCAGCAAGGTCTTGAGAATCGTGCCCGGATTGGAGCTGTAGAATGGCCGCTTACCCTTGTTATCGCCATCGGCGATGAGGTGCGACGAATCATTGTTTTCGGCCTTGGACAGCAGCCAGCCAATCGACTGACCGGAATAAGTGATGGTCTTGGTGCGGTCATCCGTCTTGCCGGAGCGTCCGGTGATGACGAAACGCGCATTGTCCGGCTCACGATAGCCGCTGCCGTCCGACACCTCCACTGCCACTTCGAGGCCGTCCGTCAGCTCACGGTCGAAAGCCTGAGCGTCACCGGACAGCAGGGAGTATTCGAGGGAAAGCGCGCCGTCATCATTGTGGAGCATGGACGCGCTGAAGCTCACCGGCTCCGCCAGCACACCAATTCGGTCACCGAAAGGCCGATAGGCCACGAGTCGAGCGTGCAAAGTCTTTGCCATGAATCACTCCCAGGATTGCAAAAACCGGCAGGTCACCTTGTCGGCGCTGCCGGTCTGTTTGATTGCGATGCGATAATCGCCAGAATCGATCGCGGGCCACACTTGCAGTGGCTCCGTAGTCCAGTCGATGCCATTCGACGCATCCACGCCACCCGACCAAGCGTCTGCGTTGGCCGCCGTCCACGCCTTGCGATTGGCTGTATCGACGAAAAGGTAAGGTCGTGAGGCGTCGCGTTTGCCACCCCACAGCAGATTCGTGCCACTCACCGGGTCACTGATGGTCACACCAGTGACTGCGCCGAAACGCAAGACCAGTATGCCGATTGGCGCATTGGACAGCCAGCCGTCCGGCATGATGTCGAAAAGCTCGGACGGACTGGCGTTAGGCAATCCCTGCCAGCGCGTCCAATACCCCTTGCTACTCGGCTTGGAGACCCCGCCCGGCAGCAGCCTGCCGCCCGACGCGGCCAACGTCGCCTCCTGCCACTGCACGCCACGCCAAAACACGTCAGGCAATTGGAAAACTGCGGTCATGACGCGCAGGTCACTGGACGGCCTCTCATCATCGTCCGGCTCGCAGGACGTGCACACGACGCGAGTGACCATGCTGCGCGACCTGCCGTCCTCCGTGGTCTCCACCCTGCCGAGCGTGAGCTTCGCGGCAGACAGGCACATGGCACGGAAACGCGAGATCAGCGCATCGGAATCCGCACCCCACGCCGCGACCTTGATTGTCAGCTCCGGCGCATCCAGCACCGGAACCGAGGAGCCTACGATGACGCCGCTGCGTCCGCTCACCTGCACCGTGTCAACGATCGGCGACAGCGACGTGTAATGCGTAGTGCCGACGATGACGCGCATCCGCTCGGAGTCGAGCGGCTGGCCGTTGAGCGAATAGCTGACCTTCATTCGGATTCCTCCCGATTACCATTGCGGCATGGCCGCTGTCTGCAGCTTCTGCTGCGTGGAAATGCTCGTCGGCGCGATCGCCGGATAGTTGAACGTCTGCGTGATGTTCGTCACGCTCCCACCATTGCCGTAGGAGGCAGCGTTAACGCCACGCGAGGCGTTGGCGACGCCGACGGAATACGAGGCGTCCTGCGAAGGCAGGATGCCAGTCAATCGTCCGGCCGCCTTCCTCACCTTCGAAGCGCTCTCGTCGATTCCGACCGCCATGCCCTCGCCGATCATCTCACCGACCTGATCGCGGAACACTCGCGACGGAGAATGGATGCCAAGCCTGCGTTTCACCCAATTCAACGCGTTGTCTGCCGCGTTGACAGCGGCAGACACGAGCCTGCCTGCCGCGCCAGCGATGCCGGACACAATACCCGTGATGATATTCAGGCCGACGCTACCCCAGTTAACAGATGTGAAACCGCGCATGATCTGGCCGACCATGCCTGGAATTGAGCCGATAAGCCTCGGCACCGACGCTACGAAGCCATTGGCCAGTGCGACGAGCAGCTGTACGCCAGCCTGCAGAATCTGCGGGAGACGATTGATGATGCCACCGACAAGCTGGCCGATAAGGATCGGAGCCTTGCCTACCAAGTCCGGCATGGCGTTGATGAGGCCCTGAGCCAGTCCGAGGATAAGCTTCAAACCACTGTCGATGATCTGCGGCAGGTTGTTGAGGATGCCTTGCACGAGGTTGAGGACGGCGTTGATGCCGATGGGGATAAGCTGCGGCAATTGGGCCGACAATCCGTCCAGCAGCGTCGTCAGCACGATGACAGCCGTGGACGCGATCTGAGGCAATGCCTGCACGATGCCCTGCAAGAGGTTCGTTATCATCGTCAATCCGGTTTGCAGGAACGACGGCAGGCTCGACGTGACCCACGATTGGAACTGGGCGAGCAGTTGCGGCAGGCTCGTCGTGATCCACGTGGTCGCGCTGGTCAGCAGCATCGTGCCGAGCTGTCCCAACGCTCCGAGCACTGGCGGCAGTATCTGCATGACCAGTGCCGGCAGCGTGCTGCCCAAAGATGAGAACAGTTGTGGCAGTGCGGCGGTGATGCCGGTGATGATCTGCGCGATGCGCGGACCCACGTTCTGGATGACCGTGCCGATCGAGTCGACCAGCTGGGTGGTCAATCCTTTGATGTCGGCATTGTCCTTGCCGAGTTCCGCCAGCCAGTTCTGCCATGCGGCCTTCATCATGCCTACAGAGCCCTCGATGGTTGTCGCGGCCTCCTTGGCGGTGGTGCCGCTGATGCCCATCTGCTCCTGCATGATGTGGATGGCCTGCACCACGTCGGAAAACTTGTCGATGGACAGGTCGCCCATCTCACCGTTGGCCTGCTTGACCTTGTTCGCGTCCTGGATCAGACGCTCCATCTCGGATTTCGTGCCGCCGTAGCCGAGCTTTAGATTGTCGAGCATGGCGTAGTTGCCGCGCGCCAGACTCTGGTAGGTCTGTTGGATGGACTCGATGTCGGTGCCCATCTTGTTGGCGTTGTCCGACATGTCGATCATGGCGGTGTTGCCGAGTTCCGCGGCCTTTGCGGTGTCGCCTCCGAGCGAGCTGATCAGCGAGGCGGAAAAGCTCGTGACCTGCGTCATGTACTCGTTGGCGCTTACGCCGGCGTTCTTGTACGCTTCCGCCGCATACTTCTGCACGGTGCCGGAAGCGTCCTTGAACAGCGTGTCGACGCCGCCGACGGCCTGCTCGTAGGTCGCGTATGCGTCGAGAGCGCTCTTGCCGACGCCTGCCAAAGCCGCGACGGCGGTGCCAACGCCTGCAAGTCCGACAGTGGCAACACCCTTCAACGCGCCGACGGCCTTGCCAGACATGGAGCTGATCGCATTCCATGCGGTGTCGGCTCCGCTTTTGAGCTTGGAGCCTATCGCAGACGCGACACTGCCGGCGGCTCCGGGAATCTGCGACAGTACGCCGCCGACCGCGCCGCCGACGTTGCCGAGATAGCCGCCGATGGCATTGCTGACGTTTTTGAAAGGCGCTGGGATCCTTGCCGCGATGGCCGAGCTCATCGCGGAGAACTTCGCAGACAATGGCGCGGTAAGACGTGACGCGGTGGATTGCATGGCAGCGCCGGCAGCGCTCATGCCGTCGCGGGCTTTCGTGGCGATGCCGGAGAACGCCGACGTTGCCGCGTTTTTGACCCGTCCGAACGCGCCGGAGACCGGCTGGATTATCGCCGAACCAAGATTCTTGAACGCCGATCCAAGCGAACCACTGCTGGAAGCGAGATTGTCCTGCGCGTCCTTGAGCGCCTTCTGCGCATCCTTCAACCGGTTCTCGGCCTGCGTCGCCCGGTCGGTCATGGTGGACAGCTTCAGCCGCGCCTGTTCGAGTCTGATGGTCGCGGCCTCGGCCTGCGTGCTGCCCTCGCCGTGCTTGGCGACGGCATTGGCGACGCTTTCCTCGGCGGCACGCACCTGATTCGCCGCGGCCTTCTGCTGGAGCATGGACTGACGGTATGCGGCCGTGGATTTCGCCACGTCACGCTCATAGGATTTCAGCACGTCCGCGCCGAACGCGTTCGCCGACTGTTTGAACCCGTTTTTGAACGCGCGTCCGAACAGTCCGCCGCTTTTGCCGCCGTTCATGCTCGAATCGAAGGTCTTCGACGCGGCCTTGCCGCTCGCGCCGACCTCCTTGTTGACCGTGCTGCGGAAACCCTTCATCGACGGGAACACGCTGATATGCGCGGAACCAAGTTCGCTGCCGAACGCCATGCGGCACCTCCACTATTCAGTTTTTATCCAAATCAGTCCTCGTAGAGCGTCCGGAATGCCGGGCTCATGCCCTTGGTCTGTTCGCGCAGCCGCTCACGCTTGGCCTTCTCCCGTTCGGCCCGCAATCGTTTCGCAAGCGAATCGAAAGGTTTCGGATACTCTTCGCCGCCCAGCGCGTAGATGACCGGCATCTCGCCCCAACGGGCCGGATAGTCCAGGCCGTTGAGCTCCGCGCCTGTGTAGGTTGACGGGTCTCCAATGAGCTGTTCGAGCAGCGCTATCGCGTCGCCGTAGCGGAGCCTGCCGCCAAGGTCGGTTTGCAGGCTCCAGCCACGTGCCGTGAAATCGGCTCGGATCACACTCCCGTGTTCGGCGAGCTGGCGGGCGAACCATTGGATTTTCCCAATGAGGCTCCCTGCGCGCGCACTACCGCGTCGCCGTAGTCGGACAGGAGGTTGAACACCACCTGCACCGGTTCGCCGTTCAGCGCTTTCGCCTGTTTGTCGCCAGCGAAGGCGCTTAGAATGCGTTTGAGCTGTTCGACGCTCTCCGTATCGTCGGACGTGTTCGACAGTTTGGTGAAATCGTCGATGCTCATCGACAGTGGAAGCTTGTACGTGCGTCCGCCGGGCACGAGCGCCCAATAAACATCGCCCTTGATGATGTGGCGCACCTTGTAGTTCTGCGCAATGGAGGCGAACGCCTCCTCATCGTTTTTCTCCGTCCACTGGTCGAAATCCTCGACGGTCGGCTTGAAGTCGGTGGAAGTTGAAGTCATTGTCTTGTCCTATCTGCTTTTCGCCTGCCTGCCGTGAAAAAAGAAGTCCCGGACCGCGCAGACAGGCGAGATGGGCGGTCCGGGAAGATTTTCGTCCGCCGGTCAGGCGGCGCGTGTGGTGACGGTGACCGTCAGATCTGGTGAGGTCACGCCGTCATATGTGGCGTTGAGCCTCGCGCTTCCGGCCTTGACGGCGGTTAGCGTGCCTCCCTCGACGGTCGCCACGCCTGCATCCTTGGATGTGAACGTGGCCTGTCCGGTCACGTCCACGGTGGTCTTGTCCACATGTGTGGCGACGGCCTTGAGCGCGAGCTTCGCGCCTTGGACGACCGACGGCTTCGTGTTGCCGTCAGCCGAGGTCACGGCCACCGCCGTCACGCTTTTGGGTCGTACCAGCTTTCGATCCAGCGGGTGTTCGGATGCTCCGCATCCACATACAGCGGATCCTTCATCCATTCGACGGTGAGCGCGCGGCCGGTGACCGAGCCACGCTCCTGCTGGTCCGGCTCGTTGCCGGTGACCTGCATGACGCCGGCACGACGGTGGACGCGCCCGGTGTCGAACGTCTCCTCTTCGTACACCATCCATTTCGCGTCCTGGATGATGTCGGCCACGTGGTAGACGCCCTGCGCGTCCGGCTCGCCGATGGTGATCTTGCGGGTCAGCGCGTTGTTTTCGGCCGGGCTGAACGTCTGCGTGAGGCTGGTCGCCAACGGCAGCTTCTTGTAACCGTCCTGCAAAAACTCCAGCGGGTCGTCGCCGTCGCGCGAATCCTGATTGCCGCCGTCGGACTTGACGAGTCCGATGCATGCGGTCGACCGATTGTAGGCGGCCGGAAGTTCCGGCGTTGCCTTGCTTGATGCGATCATTTCCGGCGTGATTTTGTTTTCGGTGGAGTACGGGACGATCATGATGGCGGCGGTGACGAGCGCCTCCACCTGTCCCAGATCCATGCCCTGACTGTCTTTGGCCATGGCGTTTCCTTTCTATGGTTGTCTGATTCCGGCCGTCGAATATTCGACGGTCATGTAGTAGCGGCACCATGCCGCGTCCTCGCCGACCGGGTACGGGCCGTTGCATCCGTCAGACACGACGGCGCAGATGCGGCTGCCTTCGGCGAATCCGATGAGGATGCCGGGCTCGCCGGTCAGCAGCCCGTACACGCGGGCCGCCAGATCACGGCATGGTTTCGTATCGTTGCGCGTCCATCCGAGCACGTTGACGCCTATCGACCTGTCGAACGTCACACGGTCGGCGGATTGCGTGCCGCCGTCATCACGCACGACCACGAGCGGATAGGAACCGTCGTAACCATCCGGAATGCGGTTTCCGACCTGCAGGCCCGCGACGTCCGTGATGTTGGAGCGCAGCCATCCGGTAAGGAACAGCTCAAGGTCTGGTGGAATGACGCTTGCCATCAGACCCTCGCCTTCCTCAACGCCTTGGCCAGATTGCCGGTCTGCGCCTCCACGAGCAGGGTCTTAGAGTCGTGGCCGACGACCATGACGGTCGTTCGGTGCTCCCTTTTAACCTCCTCGATTCCAAGGCCGTCGCGGTACGCGCCGGTATCGACTGGAGCGGACGCCTTCGCGTAGGCGAGTGCCCTGTCCGCAGCCAGCGTGGTAAGCGCCTTGACTCCCGCGCTGTTGAGAATCCCGTCGAAGAATTTCGGGTTGAAGTCGACCGATATCCTGCTTTTCGCCATTGTCAGCCCTTTCTTTCCGTCAGACGGCATTCCAAGGTCGGACGCCACCCCGTGAACGCGTTCACATCCTTCGAGGGGAATCCGTCGACTTCCCACAAGCGCCCGTCGTCGGGGTCTGCGCGGATCCGATCACCGATTCTGATGTCGGCTGTCGGATCCGGGATGGTGAGGTACGCCGTGGATGCGGTCTGAGTGTCGAGCGTGTCAGGCGTGCGCATGCTGGAGCTGGAGGCGAGGGCGCCCATGATGGCGAGCTCGTCCGGAGGCACGCTCCAGTCTGGCTCGTTCTGCGCCGGATTGTACGGGTTGGTCTTGCGTTTGGCACGCAGTCGACGCCATTTGGTGGCGCCCGGCATACGCCATCCGCCACCGGCATTCAGATCGTCAAGCAGGCTCATGGCAATCCTCCAAGCCGGTAGGGTTTGAGCTTGTCTTTTTCGTCCTGCATGAGCGACACCACGTCAAAACTCGCGCTGGAGCCATTCGTGGACTGCGAGGTGACGAGCCCGATCGGACTCATGCCCGCCCGTTTCGCGGCACTGATGAGCACCTGCTGCACGTCCGGCGCATCATCATATCCGGCATGGATCGCGTAGCGGATGGCCGCAACTCCGACCGGGAAGCCACCGGAAAGCGACTCCACAAGACCCGTCTCAGGGTCATAGGCATAAGCCAGCTTGTTGCCGTCGCGGTCTGTCAAGGATTCGATGCTCGTCACATGACGTGCCGGCAGTCGAATCACCGTGCCGCCACGACTGTTCAGCACTCCTGTCAATGCCGCGTTCGGCATGACATGCCAACCGCATTCACGGCGGATGGCCGCCTGCGCGGCCCTGAGCCGGAAGGCGGCATCATCCTCGAAAGCCGAAGGGTCGGCAATCATGTCAGGAATCACATTCACATCACTCATGCCGACCTCCACGCTTACTCTGCGGCCATCAGGCCAGCCGCAATCAGAGAATTGACCAGGGCGTCGAATTCGCTCTTGGTTGGCGTGTCGCCGGCGGCCAAAGCCACATGCGTTGCAGGCTTCACTGCAGCGCTGCCAATATCGGTCGGCTTGCCGTTGGCCCCGACGAAGACCACATCGGCCACGTTGGCATTCGGGTCAAGTTTCGCCGCCGAGGCTGGAATCACTCGAAACTGTCGAGCCATATCACGTCTCCTTACTTAAGGGTCAGCTTGACGAAAGCCTTCGGCTTGCGCACGGCCAAAGCCACACGCTCCTTGGCGCGGATGGTCACCAGATCGGAGATGAAGTCGGTGTCATTGGAATTGGTGACCTCAACCGTCACACCGCCCTTGCGATAGAAGGTGGCAGCACCCTTAAAGGAGCCGACGATGGCTGTGCCGACGTCGACAGCGGGAGTCACCACGGTGTCCAGACCCCAGAGGCGCGGAGTGATGGTCAGCGCGCCACCATTCACGCCATAGAACGGTCCACCGCCGATGAAATTGCCATCATTGTCCTTCTTCAATCGAATGGCCTCATAGTCTGTCGGATTGATGACAAGGGCATCCGGCATCATGCCGGTCGTGGTGGAGATCATCGACTGCGCGTGCAGGACGGCAACGTCATTGCCGGCGTCTGTAGCGGTGTATGACTGGATTCCTTCACGATTCAGCAGGCCCTTGATGTTCTTGCCGGTGCCGTCGCCGTTGAGCAGCTGCTTCTCCTCGGCGATGCTCAGATCGTAGAGCAGGCGTCCATCGATGTCGGACTTCAGGAATTCGAGGTCGGTGACCATGTCGTTGGATTCCTTGATGAATCCAGCGATTGTGGACAAAGCGTCGGTGTACTCTGTCGCGTCGGCGTAATGGATCTGGCTGAATTTCTCGCCTTCGCCGACGGTGCCGAAATCGCCTTCCTTTTCGCCTTCCACGTAGTAGGTGATGGCCTGTCCGCTGATAGCGCCGATACCGAACAGGTTTGTGATGGTCGGACGACGGTAAGCCTGGACGAAATTCGGGTCCACGTAGGTCAACAGGGAGCCGTACACGCCGGACGGTCCGCCGGTAACCTGCGTGTCAGTGTTGGCCTTGCGGCGCGGAACCCATTCCGGTGCTGCGATTGACGCTCCCGAAACTCCCTTTATCTTCGCCAGCTGTTCGCCGATGTTCTTCACGACGAAATCGCCAAGAGACTCGCCGGATGCGGCTCCGCTTTTCTGGGTGTCCGCCAGATTGTCGGTCAATCCCGCGAAACGCTTATGCACCGCATCCAACGTTTCGATGGAATCCTGCAATTCGTGCGCCTCGGCGTTCAGCCCCTTCAGCTTCTCGATGTCGGAAGCGTCGAGATTATCCTCGCCCTTGGCCAGCACCGCTTCGATGGCGGCCTTGGTCTTGGCGAGACGATCATTGAAACTCATTTGGTCTCCTTGTTGTCCTTGCCGCCAGTGACCAGTTCACGGGCGGATTTGATTACATTCAGACGCTCGGCCTTCTCGGCCTCCGCGTCCCTACCCTTATCAGGGGCAAGCTTCTTATCATCCTTTTTCTCGCCGGTCTTGGAATCATCCGGCTTATCTTCGTCGGAAGCGCTGGAATTGTCGGAATCAATGCCTTCCAACACCTCGTTCAGCGACGCCAATGCGGCACGAAGCTTCTCCTCATTGGCGGAGCTGATGGCGCGACCTGACTTCACGGCCAGAATCTCGGCCTGCTGGTTCGCGGCCACCGGCACCACGCTGATCTCGAAAAGCTTGATCTGCTGGAATTCGGAATGGCCACCCCACGGGCCGTCGCCCTTTTCCGTGATCCAAGCGGTCTTCGTCGGCACGAAGCCGATGCTCATCTGATGAACCCTGCCATCCTTGAGCAGGTCGTAAGCCTGCTGTGCGGTCGGATTATCCTCGATATCAAGCTGTGCCGAGATGAGCAGGCCCTTCTCGTCCTCGACGGCACTCAAGGTGCGTCCGATGATGTCGGTCGGCTTGCCGTCCTGATGGTTCCAATGGATCGGGATGCCGGCTCCGCCGGCGTAGTCCTTCTCCAAGGTCTCCGCGAAAGCGCCCTTGGCGATCACGTCGCCCTGCAGGTCCTTGTTGCCGAAAGTGCTGGCGTAGCCGCTGAAGACGCCTTCGCCTGCGGAATCGTCCAAGGATTTCACGTTGAATCTGAGCTGTTTGAGATTCACTGTCCTTCTCCGTTCACTGGATTGTTCTGTTGCGCGTTCTGCGTCCTGCCACCGTCCTGCGGGCTTGGCTGTCCGCCGGTCGCCACGTTCAGTGGCGTCACCAATTCGTCGCCACCATCAAGCTTCGGATAGTTGAGGATGCGCCGTGCCTCGTTCGTGGTCATGAAACTACGCCCCGTGGCCGTGCTGAGCGCCTGATACTGTTCGGAGAACGTTCCGCGCAGCTTGGCGTCAACGTTCGCTTCAATGTAGGCGTCAGGCTGGCCGAGCGCGTCTGGCAGCAGCAAATTGAGCGACTGTTCGAAAGCCACGATGTACGGCATCAACTCCACGTTCCACATCTGCTCCTTGAAGGCTCCGATGTTGGAATTCGTGCCGCTGCGGAAGCCTAGATTTTCTGGCGCGATGTGGAATGCGTTGGCCACGTCGATGCGAATCCTGTCCCTCGCGTCGATGTCCTGCATGTCGATCGGTTTGAACGCGTCCACGGTCTTGATTTCCATGCCGTCGTTGAGCAGCGGCCAGCCACCGGCAAGATTCCCGCCGGACTTGTAATTGCGCATGCCCTGCACGAATTCGTCCTGCGCCTCCTGCGACGGCCACGGCATCTCCTTCGGACGGGAGATGTACGCTGGAATCTGGCCGCCGTTCTTCGCTATCGCACGTCGATATTCGGCCATCTCACGTGCCTCCGCCAAAAGCGGTGCGAGAGTGCCGGACACAGGAGAGCCGCCGATGCCGGACGTGCTATAGCCCACATCCAGCAGAATCTGCGGGTCTGGCAGTTTGAAATACCGGCTTCCTTCCGGCTGTCCGGTGCTGATCTGCACCCCGGTGATCTCGTCAAGAGTATTGCCGGAAAGCGTGAAATTCTGCACCGGGATCCGCCGCAACCACAGTCGGCCGGACTGCTTGTCGGCATCGAGCAGGCACAGCCAACGGTCATTGAGCAGGCCATCGCAGAGCAGCGAGTAGAAGAATCGGTAGCGTGTCATGCCAGGAAGAACGCTCGGCTTTGCCATCAACTGCGCCAAAGGGCTTGTCGTGTCCTCCGCACGGTCACCGTCAGGCTGGCGCGTGTAGACCTTGAACGGCATGCTGGCGATATTCCGCGCGATATGGTCGATGACGGTGCGCACCGCCGCCTCTCGCTCGTAGACTCCGGCGCCGAACCAATCGATCGGCAGCTGCGTGACCTGCGAAATGTTGACTGGCGATTCGGAGAACTTCTGGGCCACGGATACCGGGCTTTTCTTGAGCCATCTGGAAAAGAACCCCATGAAACCTCCTCACTGGGTCATACGACTGCGAAATGAGTCACGCTCGGCGCATATTTCGGTGTCTCCGCTTCGACTTGCATGGTCTCCAAGGCATATAGCGCCTGCGATTCGGCAACCAAGCCGGAAATCTGCAATGCTGATTTTGTCCTGTCCCACACCTCGACCTCGCCGAGCCTACGGGACACGGCCACACTCACCTGCTGTTCGATGGCAGGCTGCGGAAGATGCCGCAGCTTCCCCTCACGCACACGGTCATGGAAACGACCGCAGCACGCGCCCAGACGGAAGCCTTCGATGAGATGCACCGTCCACCCTTTTTCGGTGAGCGGGTCGATGAAGTCCACGGCCGGACATCCCTTGCCCTGCACGGCGATCTCCGTGATGTGCGGCCAACGCTCCTGGAGCAGGTCAAGATAATGCGGCACCCACAGCATGCCGTCACGGCGAGCGATCAGCTCAACATGAGGCAACCCGTCCGCACGAATGCCGGCAGCGGCCACATACGTGGTCTTACGGTCAGCCGACGTGTCCACGGACAGTACGACGCGATTGCCGTCCGGTATCGTGGAACGCGAGTCGATGCCGCTGGCCCACATTTTCGGGCTGATGAAAGGAATGATGTCAGCCGTGACCCACTGGCACAGAACCTCGGTGCGGAACGCCGCCTCGGTCATGCCGTCAATATCGGACCGAACCGACATGACGGTCATCGGCCCGTAGCCAAGCGACGGATTCGCCTGGCGAATAGCGTCGGCGTCATCCACCGGACACTTGTCAGGCGCAGACCACTCGAAATATCCGAAAGAGCCGTCCTGCTCGCCGGACAGGAACACGTCGGCCGGATTGCCACCGTCGGCGCTCAGACGCGTCCACTCGTCAACAAGCTTGCGGCCCTTGTCCACCTGCTTGCGCAACGCCACAGACCTATAATCGCCAGCGTTGGAAATGCCCCATAATTGGCTCGACCAGACTGCCTTCGTGGTCTGCGACACGGCATTCCAGCCATCGTCCGTATGCTGCTCACGCAGCTCGTCGAACACGACACGGGCAGCTGATTTTGCTCGAATGTTCTTGTCGGCACGGACGATATACCGCGCCTTCGAGCGGGTGATGATCGCCTCCTCGCCGTTAGTGTTGACGAATTTCTGCGTCATCGCAGCGAGATCCGGAATCACCAGATCCGCTTCCTCATCGGTCGAAGGCTGAGGATTGCACCACTCCTTGACCTGATTGTAAGGGCCTTTCGCGTTGTCCAATGTCTGCGCGGCGCCGACCACGAGGAATTTCACGGGCGGCACTCGGTCGGGATGCTTGTTGGAATCCACGAACAGCCACCACGCGGCAAGCACGCCCATAAGCGTTGTCTTGCCATTCTGGCGGGCCACAAGCACGATGACCTTGCGGAAGCGATAGCTGCCGTCCTCCAGCAATTCCAAAGCATGGACGAGTAGCCACTGCTGCCACGGATAGAGATGCACGTGCAGCATGATCTCCGCGAATGCGATCACCGCGAAACCATTGCTCGTCTCCTTGGTCAACGGGCGCAACGACGGCGTGAAGATACGCGGCAAGGTCACGCCATGCCTCTCATCGTCGATGGCGCCGAAAACCTCCAGATCCTCAGCCGCCATCGCAACCTCCTCAGCCGAAACGCTTCATAAAATCATCCATCGCGATAACCTTGTCGCTCTTCGCTTCCTCAGCCCTGACTTCGGGCTTCTGCCTAGCCGGACGCCCGACCTTCGCTGGAGCGTCCAAAGTCAATCCGAGAGACTGGCAGTATTTCAAGAAAGTCGGCAGAGTCACATTGTCGATCTTCCCGTTCTCGTCAACGAATCCGGTGGCATTCAGGAAGTCAATCCGACCAGCCAATACGCGGGCGGCCGCGACCACTGCGGAATTCACGGCCTTCAGCCCATCGGCGTTCTTCAATGAACGCTCCAAAGCCTCCGCCACATTATGACTCGGAAATTTCACCGACATGCTTCACCTCGAATCTGCAATCGCGCGCGCGACCCCCGGTCAATTTCGGCCATCGGGGAGAGGAAGAGCAACCACGCGGGACGTCTTGCACCCTTTCGCTCGTTTTACGATTTCACCGCCCCTACCCCGTTTGGGTCGGTTTCGAATGCTGTTTGGAATGCGTTGATTGCGTTTTTGAAGCGTTTGATGAGTTCGTTTGTGCTTGGTGGCATCAGCTTGGCGATGGCACGCTCGGAGTCGATGACCTCGTAGCGGTATGTTCTGTTGACGTGCACTGGAATGTTGACCGTGAAGCTGCTGATTGGGAATGTCTTGTCGTTAATTTCTGCGGTGAGTGTTAGGTTGACTGGCTGTTGCATTGCTGTCTCCTTGCTCATGCTGTCTTAATCCATTGCCTGCTTAGTGTTCCGATTGGCGCTGGCGGGTCACTGTTGCCTCTTAGTCGGTTGCAGCTGGTGTGGCTCGGCTTGAAGCCTGCTGGGTCGAATTGGAGTTCGGGATGCTTGCTGACTGGGAACATGTGATCGAGATTGAATGAGTCATCGCTTGTGTTCTTCGGTGCCGCATAGTCGATTGGCATGCCACACAACCAGCAGACTGCATGGCTTGCCTTGCATTGGTTGAAGAATGCAGCCTTGTCTTTTTCGAATTGGCGGCTTGTCTTGCGCGTTCTTCCTGGCATGTGGTCACCGCCTTGTGGTGCTTCGGGCTGGAGTCGAACCCACGACATCGATGAGGGGCACTGTCTCTTATCACGGGCATTCAAAGAATCATGGAAGCCATGGCCGGTCTGTTCCGTCCTCTGGTATCTGTGCTATCCATCGTGCTCTGCCACTGAGCTACCGAAGCTGGATATGAATAATGGTCCAACCCTTTCAGGCTGAACCATTTTACGAACATACGACAGTATAGCATTTCAACGGTGACAGTCAAGTAGTGCTGCGAGTTCGCCTAGGTTGAACTTGTACTGTCGCTTGGTGTTTGTCGGCGTGGCGTGGGTGAGTTTGCCGCGTCTGAGCCATTGGCTGATGAGGTTGCGGCTGATGGTCAGGCCGTAGCGTTTCAGTTCCTTGGCTGCGTCGCTTGGCGTGCCGGTGATTTGCACTTGCCACAGTCGTTCGTCTCGTGCTGCTTTGATGGCTGGCGCCGCCCATTCGGTGCGGCAGTGTTGGCAGGTGACGGTTTCGGCGTCTGGCGTGCCGGTGAGCATGCTGTCGCATTTTGGGCAGGTGCCGATGATGATGAGCTCGTCTTCCGGCGTCAACGCTTGTTCGTTACGTCTGGCGATGTGTTCCAGGGCGGCGTAGTCGTCTGCTGCAGTGCCCATGTCGAGGATGGTGTGTTTGTTGGCCGTGATCTTCTTCCATGCCTTGTCCCACGGGAGATTGCTGTAGCGTGCGTTGATTTTGCCTGCTTGTTCGGCGAGCCACGCTTCGGAATCGGTGATGAGGGCTTGCGCTCTCGTGTCGATTGGCATTGGCGCGCTGCCTCGGCTTGGCGCGTGGCCCGTGGCTCCGATGTGCGCTTGCTTGAGCATGATGGAGCTTAATGCTGGCAGTTGGACGTGTCCGAGCTGTCTGATGAGCGCCCAGTAGTTTTCTCGGCAGCTGGCGCAGAGTAGATTCGCTGCGATCGGTTTCATTGGCTTGTGGCAGTGCTGGCAGTCGGTCAAAGTCGGTTCTCCTTGTCGTATCGTGTGATGATCGCGGCGACTTCCGCTTTCGGGACTTGCGGCACGAGCGGCGCGATCTCGTCGAGCGAATATCCAGCCTGATGCCACTTGATGATCATGTCTTCGAGTATTTTCTTCACTTGTACTCCTCCACAGTGTCGCAGCCGATGGTCGTGCCGTGGTCGGTGAGGCAGACCCATGTCACGTCGCCGGTCTTGACCGTCTTCATGCCGTAATCATGGTGTGTGCCCACATACCAGTACGAGTAGATGCTTACTCCCATCAGGAAGAGCGCTGCGGCGAGGGATACCACCAGTACGCCAATCAGAATTTTCTCAACCTTGTCCAATCCGCCCATCACTCACCTTCCTTTTTCGATTTCGTTGATCTTGTTCTTGAGGACCGTTAGAATTTCCCGTTTCGTACCGTTGTTCGCGAATGCCCACCAAATGCCTCTAAGCCCCGCCCAATCGGCGTCCCCGAGGGCGGCGAACAATGCATTGCACAGGCCAGACAAATTGGTGTCAGCGTAGAGCGGTATGCCGTGTATCACCGCGTCGTTCGCGTACCAGAGCGCTTTCCTCAAGTCTTCGACGCCGTTCTTCGACTGCCAGCGGTAGCAGTATTTGACCACGTTGCCCCAGTCGAAGCTGAGCAGGCGGGTCAGTTCGATGCATTCGAACGGGCCGTTCTCGTAATGCTTTGGGTGATTGACGTTGTCCATGTGCTGCTCCTTGACCGATGCCGAATCTGATGATTGCGACGTATAGGCGGCACCGGCCAATACGTTGTCGGCGATGATTTCAAACGGGTTGCGTTTCATTCGATGGTCTCCTTGTACGGGTTGTCGCTTGTATATTGCGGGAAGTCGCATTCCTGGTCTTTCCATCCGGCCGCGTAGCCTTCCTGCCATGCCCTGCGGCGCTCGTGTTCCAACCATTCCAAGCTGCACATGGTTTCCGGGTTGTCGTGTTTCATGATTTCTCCTTGTTGAGTTTGTCGGCTAATTCGCAGGCCTTTTCGTCTGCCTGCGCGGTTTCTTCGTCGCGTCCGAGTGCTTCGAGCACGTGAGAGCATTTCCACGTGTGTATGTGGCGTTTCGAGGGTGGGATGCCGCTCATTCTGGCTCGACGTTGGCACCAGCCCTTCCACAGGCGCGTCCAGTCGGCTATCGTGCGGTTTTCGCCATAATGTCGGCTTAAGAACGCGTTCCACGCGTCCGACAAGTCGAGATTCGGATAGTCGCGGATTATGGCGGCATTGGCATGGGCCTTCTCCGTCATTAGCTCGAAATCGCTTACGCCGATTTCTTTGGAGAAAGAAGAAGAATATTCTTCTTTCTCTTTCTTTTCGGGTACGGGTACGGGAACGGGGCATGAGTTTGCCATCGACTTGCCATCGGTTTGCCATGCGTTTGCCATAGGTTTGCTATGGCATTTGCCATCGGTTTTGCCATTTTTGCCATTCTCAGGCTTGCCCCATCGACGGTTGGCTCCACGTTTTCCTGCCTCGCTACGCTTCTTGCGCAGAGCGTCCACTTCCTCACCGTCAGGCTGGTAGTCGCTCCAATCGTGGAACTGGTAGCCGTCCTTCTGCTCGTCGTAGGCCCATAATCCCGCGTCGCACAACTCTCGCACTGAATCGTCGGAGCCACGGAACATCGGCACCATGCGAGCCGGAACGAACCCGCCAGTCAGCTGTTGCGCCGACCATGAGCCTGAACGGAGCCACAATGCGGTGGCCCCGTCCGACAGCATGGCGGTCTTCGGATTCGAGTAGAAGGAATCATCCACCTTGAACCACATCTAACCTGTTCCCTTTCCTTGAATTGCAGGAGCGGCACATGGTTTGAAGATTCTCCATGGTGTCCTCGCCGCCAAGACTCCACGGAATGATGTGGTCCAAGCTCAGGTGGTCAGTTGCTCCACATTCGACGCAACGGTAATGGTCACGCTCGTATACCGCCTTGCGTAGCTTCTTGCTTATCGGCTCCCTTGACCGTGGGTCGAAGCGTCTGAAGCTCTTGATGTGGTAGACGGGTTCTCGAAGACGAACCTTGTCTGTCTTCGTCAGGAAACCCGCGTCGATAATCGCCTGTAATTCATCGTCTTCGCCATCGAGAACGTACCGGATGACAGTGTATGGAATATCACCGTAGCTTCTGTTGTCGGAACACCAGGAAATCATCATCACGTAGAGGCCAATTGATGCCGGACTCTTTCTCATGAGTTCCAACATTGTTTCGTCTCGATACCATGAGACCGGAATCTGGAAATAGCCCATTTCATTCAATCTCCTCTTGTGATGCCGTTGTATTCCATCCAGATTGCTTCCTGACGTGGCGTGGTGCAGGGCAGGTCGGTGTAGTTGGTGTTCTTCCAGCCGCTTCCCACGTGTGGTTTCGCCATCGCGTCCAGGGCTTCGGCGATTTCCACGATGTCGGGTGCCGGGTCGAGCGTCACCATGCCAAGCCATCCATGACCGCCTGCTGAGCGGACACCAGGCGGTATCCGCAGTACGGGCAGGTGACGTAATATGCGCCGACGGTCTCGCCGCAGTGGGCGCATTCCACGTATCTGATCGTATTGCTCATTCGCTTACCGCCTTCCGTGCGATTTCGAGCATTTCCTTGGCCTGTCTGATATATTCCTCCTGGAAGCCGGGAATCTCACCGGCATAATTCCATGCGTCATCTTCGTCCTTCGCCACACAGTCGCTTTCGATGCCATCCCACTTCTTGCAGCTTCGCCATAGCAAGCGTTTTGCCACGGCCTCCACCTCAACGTCAGACGGTGGCGCTTCGCGGCCTCGCAGGTAAGCTTCCTGCAAATCGTCCGTGTCGCAGTAGAACTTTTCCTTGACATGCGTTCCATCCCAATAGCGGGTCGGGTACACCCTCTCCGCTTCATCCTCTGCGATACTCATTTCTTCCTCCTGAAGTACTTGTGTTCATCGTGATGGAACAGGAACAGGTGAAGTCTCCACACCTTGACTGCCAACAGGCCCTTGAGTGTGATCGCATACCCGCCATGGACACGCTTCATGAGCTTCCTATCGGCCAATGATTCAAGTATTCGGGAAAGCTCTTGGTTCTCTCGTTGTTGCCAGATGTAGTTCATCCCCTCAGCGATATACAGGCAACACATGTCCTTGTCGTATTGGCTAATCATCATTAGCCTCCCTCTCAAGGATGTAGACGTTCGTCGCGGTGACGGCGTTATTACTCAATTCCGTTGGTGGCATGATATCCACCCGCAGAATCTTCCAACCCTCATTCAGCAACTTTTCAAACACACCCATATTCATCAAGGTGCGCTCATCGCCGTAATCACTCCAAAAAAGTGGGCAAACCTTGTACCGTTTATTCATTTCGCGTCCTCCTTCATGAAGACAATCCAGTGTGTTCCCGTGCGGTTCGGCTGCTTGTTGCCGAAGAGCGGCTTGTGCGCTGTGAGCTTGAGAATCTGCGATACGGGTATCTGCGTCTCATTCCATTTGAAAATCAACACTCCGTGCTCTTTCAGGACGCGGAAGCACTCGCTGAACATGGTCTTGAGGTCAGCTTTCCACGTCTCTTGGTCGAGGCAACCGTATTTCTGCGCCATGTAGCTCGTTTCCCCCGCATTGCGCAGGTGGGGCGGGTCGAGCACCACCATGCGGAACGTCCCGTCGGGGAACGGCAGGTCGCGGTAGTCCATCAGCATGTCCGGCTTGACATCGAATCTACGCCCATCGCACAATTCCCAGCTTTCGTCGCGCACGTCACCGAAGAGCACACGGCTGTCTGATTTGTCGAACCAGAACATTCGCCCGCCGCAAGCAGGGTCAAGAACAGGTTGGTACGCGCTCATTTCGCATCCTCGCTTTGATTCGGCACCTCGGACGGCATGGAGCCGGAATAGCCGAGCATGGAACGGCAGTGGTCGGCTGTCTTTTCGTATGCGTTGATTTGTCCCTTCACGACACCGTATGCGGCTATTTCATGCTGCATCAGAAGAGCGTTCGCCAGTCTCAGTCCTTCAACCTCAAGCTGCTCGCACCATGCGATGACTTCTTGCAGGGTCCTGTCTTTCTCGCTTATGTTCGTAGCCATGGTTAGTGTTCTTCCTCTTCGATTCGGATTGTGATTCGGTACCAGCCTTTTCGGATGCTTGGTTCTCCACCTCGGTAGTCGGGGCCGATGATGTGTTTTGAGTCATCGTCGGGCCAGAAGCCGGTATCGGTGAGCGCGTCAAGGATGGCTTTGACCATGGGCGCCGCGTTCTCCGGGTCGAAGCGGCCGTGGGTCAATGGGTGGATGATCGCGGTGACGTGCACTGGAAAGTGTTGTGGCCTGTGGTGGCCGTTTTGGAGCCAGAATCTGGCGAATGCCATGGCACGCTGTTTGACTGCGCTTGTGTGCGCGAATTTCACTCGCCAGTGGCCGCGACGGTTTTGCGTCCACCATTCGTCTCGTGGAATGTCCACGACGAATTCCTGCATCATTCCTCCTCTTCCTCGGCTTCGATTTCGCATTCGGGGCATGGGATGGGGCGCGCCGGATACAGCGCGCACCCATGCCTGGGACATACCGGTTCCACGTCCGGCGGTTCCAACCATTCGCGCATCAGAAGTCAGGCTCTCCGGCTGGCGCGCCCCACGGATCATCGGCCGGAGCCTGCGACTGCTGTTGTGCCTGCTGCGGCTGCTGATAGCCGCCACCGTTGGAGTTGCCGCCCTGGTATCCGCCTGACTGCATCTTCTGCACCTGAGCCGTCGCATAACGCAGGGACGGGCCGATTTCATCAACCTGCAACTCGACTACGGTTCGCTGTGAACCGTCCTGCGCCTGATAGGAACGCTGCTGCAAACGACCCTGCGCGATCACACGCATGCCCTTCGCAAGGCTCTGCGCGCAATGCGAGGCGAGATCACGCCAAGCCGAGCAGCGGAGGAACAATGCCTGACCGTCCACCCACTGATTCGACTGCCGGTCATACGTGCGCGGCGTGGAAGCGATGCTGAAATTCGCCACCGTACCCCCGTTGCCCAACGTGCGCAGCTCCGGGTCGGCGGTCAGGTTGCCGACGATCGTGATAACGGTCTCTCCGGCCATCACTCGGCCTCCTTCACGTCGGCTTCGGTATCCTCCGGCGTATCCGCTTCCATGACTTCGGCGGTCACGTCATCGGCTTCGTCCGCATTATCGCCATCGAGCACCGGTTGGAACACGTCGCCGTAGTCAGGCGTGGTGTCGTCATTGGAGGCGGCGGTCTGCGCCTGCACGGTCAACGGCAGGTACGGTGCGGCACGACGGATGGCGGTCTTCTTCGCCATGGCCTCGTAATCGGTCTTCCACGGGCCGAAATTGCCGCTCTTGCTGCGCGCCCTCGCCTGCTCGATCTCCTGACGATTCAGCACCAGAAAATAGTGGCCGCCGTCCTTGAAATGCGCGACCATGTACACGTGAGTCAGTTCGCCGGGAGTGGCGCATGGCACGTGGTGCAGATCCTCATTCAGGCCATACGAGTAGGAGAATTCGTCTCCCTTGTGGACGGCTCGGGCGCTGATGTCCACGAGCTGGCCGCTACGTCGCGCCAAATCGATCATGCCACGGTAGCCCATGATGAACGTGGCTTCCATTCCGCCGGATTTCTTGTTGTAGAAGGGAAGCACGTAGGCTCGTCCCAATCCGTCCACGTTGGACGGTTCAAGGCCGAGCGCGCTGCAGGTCATGAAGCATGAGAGCACGCTTTGCGGCGAGCATTCAGCCAGTTTCGGCGTCTTGTTGATCGCGGACACGCACATCTGGTAGAGGCGGTCTGGGCTGATGTTGTTGCCGACCACGCTGGCGATACGCGGCCAGCTCTTCTTCATCAGCATCTGGAGGTTCTTCTTCGGCGTCATCTCGACCATCTGTCGGCCCTGCGCCTGCTGTGCGATTGCTCCCATGATTTATTGCTCCTTTTCTTCGATGGTTTTGAATGCGAATTTGCGGTATGTCGAGGCTTTGACGGTGTATTCCTTGCGCGTCGCCTGCTTATACGTGGCTTGGAGGTTGCCGCAGCGCACGCCCGTATGCGGGCCGATGCGCAGGATGATCTGCTCCTGAAGTTCCTTTTGAGTGGCCTTCAGGTCATTCAGCATTCCGGTGGCGCTCTCGTATCTTGCGAGCAGGTCGTACAGGTCGTCATCGGCGCTTTCGTCCACGATGTCCGGCGTTGGTTCCGGGAACGCCTTCTGCACGTCGCCGCCGGTCAACTGCGGCGGAGTGCCGGTGGTGACGAAACGCCAGAAGTCGGCTGCGGCCTTGTCGATCGCGGCCATATCCTCCACATCGGCCTCGAACGGTATCTCCACCGGCTCGTCGTCCCCGATGGCGGCGTACACGTAGCCCCACGTCCAGCCGGTGACGAGCGCGTAGAATTCGACCTGAGCGAGATAGTAAGGCGGAATCCGGAGGTTGCCGTCCTCGTCATGCCAGTCCCCCGCTCGACGACCACCCGCCGTCTTGATCTCAAGAATTCCAAAGCTGCCGTCCTCCCTCTGCAGGATGCCGTCAAGCGAAGCACGAAGATACGGCCTCTCACGTGCGATGAATTGCTTGTCCGTCCCGTCCGTGACAATCATCTCGGGATGCTGTGCGCGGAAACGCTTACGAAGCTCGTTTTCCAGGGCATTGCCCTTGACGATCGCCCACTTGTCGGAAATGTCCTCCGGTTCCACGCGGCCGGTCTTCTCAAGCCACAATTCGTAAGGCGTTTTAAAAGCGTTAAGGCCGAGAATCGTGCTCATGTCACTGCCGCCAACACCGGCCTTGCGGCTCTTCAGCCACGCGAGATGACGTTCCGTCTTCTTGCACTGCCGGAAGCGCTCGATCGTGTAGCGTTCCGTATCCTTGAGTGGAATACGCTTCACTTCGCCACATCCTTGCTGTAGTTGGCTTTGATGTCCATCAATTCGCCGGTGAGCAGTTTCGTGGCGAAGCCGTAGACCACCTTGTCGTTGGCTTGGAATGCGGTGCGCTGCAAGGCGCTCACCGCGTCGAAGATGTCGACCAAGGCGTTTGCGATGATGGTGCGCGGCTCTTCCGGCTTGGCTTCCTGCTTCTGTGCTTGGATTGCGGTGGTGGTCATGATGGGCTCCTTCTTTTCAGTGGTTTTGGTGGGGTTGGTGGTGCGGTAGCGGCCTGTCTCAGGGTCTTTGCTGATTCGTCCTTCTTTGGCGAGGGCGAGCACGTGGTTGGCTATTGTGCTTTTGCTCTTGTGGAGCGAGTCGGCGATTTTCTGGATGGTCGGCACGTGGCCATTCGCGCAGAAGTCGGCGATGGTGTCGTAGACGGCCTCCCGCATTTCGGTATGCCGATTCGTGCTGGTGGCCTGCAATTTCGGCTTCTCCGGCTCCGGCGCGGATAGCGCCTGATAGTCGGCCAGCGTATCCTCATGCGGCTTCTCCGGCTTTGGTGGCAGGTCTTGTGTGACGAGTCCGGCCTTGCGCAGGGCGCGCATTTCGTCACGGCTTAATCCCGCTTCGCCGGACTCGTCGTAAATGCTTTTGAGCTCTCGAAGCTCGTCGGCGGCATATTCGTGTTTCAATGTGTTCCTTTCCTTAAGCGTTGAATCAGCGCGTGGTTGTCGTGGATGAACGTGTCCACGTCGATTCCTTGCTGGGTGAGGGTCGGTTTGCCGGTGTCGACGCGTGCTTTCCCGTCGCTTGTGACGTTTGGATGGCTTTTGCACTGTGTCGCCGGAACGAACATTCCGTTTTTCATCTGGCCACCGTCCTCGTGTACTGGTGTGCTGTGGCCCAACGCTCGGCCACGTCACGCTCGTAAAGCACCGGGCGCCTGTCCTGCTTGCCAGCTGGTGGTTCAGGGCCGAGCTTCAGGTACTTCGGCCCCCTGCCATTGCTCCGCCAATTGGCGAGGGTTCGTGGACTCAAGCCGATCATGGCCGCGAACTCCTCCGGCCGAAGCAGGTCAGTCATTCGGCTTCTTCTTCGGGCAGTAGCGGCTGATGAAGTATGTCTGGCCTTTGCCGGTGACCTTCGCGGTGCGGTTGATGGTCACGTGGCCGTCCGAATGGGTGATGGCGGTTTCCTTGATTCGGAACAGTCCCAAGTCCATGGCCTTCTGGGTCGGCACGTTGCGGTTCGAGCCGGTCTTGCCCAAGTAGCCGTCCTGTCGGAGAATCTCGAAAAGGCGGTTCTGGCCGATGTCCAAACCGTTCTGGCGTAGCATCTTCGCCAGTTCTCCGATCAGGCAGGTGCCGTCCGACGCGGCCACGGCGTCCGCGAACCGGGCTTTCGGCTCCAATTCATTGATGTGTGATTCCTGCGCGGCGATGCGACGCTTCTGCTCCTCCATGGTGCGTTGGCCGATCATCACGGCCTTCGCCAGGATGGTCATGTCATCGTCCGCGTCCGTGGTGGGAATGTAGCCGCCGGTCTTGCGGATCTGCGGCAGCACCTCATGCGTCACCCAACGCTGAAACTCCTTGGCTTCCGGCTTCCGCGAACGCATGATGAGCTTGTACAGGCCGGGCTCAGAGATGATGAGAGGCGCACGCCCTGGCTGATTCCAAACCTCCGAATTACGGAGGTTTGTGATTTCGTCATCATCAAGAGCTTCGCGGAGATGATTTGTGTCAATACCGAGGATGTCGCATGCGTCCTTGGCGACGAACCATGGTTCGCTCGCCTCGTCGGTCAGGGTGCGCAGTGCCGCGCCCTTGAACTCGAATCGCTGGATTTCAGTGCTCATTGTTTTTCCTTTGCTTGTTGCAAGTTGTGTGCCCCACCATGACGAGTGGATGGGGCTGAGTGGCTGGCATTGGAGTCGAACCAGTGCCGTCCGTGGATTCCGAACGCCCCTTTGACTGTTGGAGCATGACCTGAACATGCTGGCGGCCGGTGGCGCGGCCGACGGCGACTGAAGCCGTCAGGCGGACTTGAAAGGGTTTGCAGGCACCGGAGTGCCTGCGTGGTTGATAGAGAGAGAAGAGATTGGAATCCGTGGACGGGCGAACCGTCGCCCAGCCAAATGCGCCGACAGTGCATGTACGGCAGAGAGATGGTCGGCGCGTGAATAATAATCGATATTCAGTTATGTGTCCCCACTGGCCGACTGGTGAACGTGGATGTCCGCGAAAACATCCGATTGGGTTGTTTGTTTGGACTGCCGGCCAGTGGGAAGTCTTTAGTCGCGTGGCGCGAATCTGACGATCAGCCACAATGCGGTGGCGATGTACACGCCTTCCACCATGAGCGCGGCGGTGGTGTCACCGTCATGCCAGGTGAGCATGAGTGTGGATGTGACGATGAGGGCGACCACCGCGAGGGCGAATTTGATGCGGCGGCGCGTGTAGTTCGGCTTCCGCTGGGGTTCGATATTGTTGTCCATGATGTCTTCTTGCTATTTGGAGGGAGGTGATTTTAGATGAAAACGGAGTATCGGATGGTCACGTTCCACGTCGCCAGTCCACAGCTTTTTCCTGCCGAGGTCGGTGCTGTCAGGAGCCTTACCCTTGATTTCCTTGGCTCGGCGCCTGAACTGGCCGAGCAGATGGATGGTTGGGAGCCGGTCGGTTTCCAACTTCTCCCACAAGGTGAGACGACCTTCATTGCCGTGATGTTGAAGCAGTCGCTCAATCTTTCCGATTGTTGATCATGTTCCGGGCTTGCGTGCGGAATAGTTCGCCGATTCTGTCTAGTTCCTCGGCGGTGAGTTCCGCACGCGAGTCGTTCAACGTCAGGACGAACCTTCCATCGAGGTACTGGCTCAGCAAGATGATCGTCTTGTCTACTTTCTTGTCGATCTTGAATGTGCTGGCGAGGATGCTGGTCGGCTGGATGCGGCTGGTCGAGAAGCCTTGCTGTTCGTGAATGGTGATCGTGTCAGTCATCGTTACCGTCTCCAGTGTTCACTCGCTTTAACGGGAAGGCTTCGGGCGGGAGCGTTTCGCAGACAGTCGGCCACTTCGCATACTGTCTATTGCCATTCCACATGTGATTAGCCGAGCAGTCATCCCATGTGCGCGCCGACCAGTCATCATCGATGTCCTTAAGCAGGAGCCGACCATCATTCGCGGTGACATAGAAGCCCCGCTCCTTCGGCTCTTCGGGCAGTGGCTTCTGTTCGGCTGACTTGTCGAGTTCCGTGAGTTGGCTGAGCAGGTGGTTGGTTTTCTCTTCGTCGTGGTCCTTGCATGCCGTGATGAGGTCTTCGATGATTTTTTCTCGCTGTTGGAAGATGTTCATTTCTTGTCCTTCTTCTGGTTGAGTTCTTTGAGTGTTCGTCCGATTTCGCGGCGGAGGTTCATGAGGTCGGTTTTGTTGAGCATGTGTTCCTGGTATCCGTCTGCCATGTCGAATCTGAGTCCGATGAGGCAGCTGTGGTCACTGCTGTGCGTGCCGTCCTCGATGATTCGCAGTTCGAATGATTGGCTCATCGCATGTTCCCTAGGTCGTCGTTGAGCGTGTAGGCGAAGTTGTCGAGGGTGCTTTCGGGGATGTCCGCAAGGACTTCCTCGCCGTCCGCGTGGAGTTCGATGAGTTGGCCGCTCTTGTCTTCCTGGATGCGGATGGCGTAGCCGGTGGTGCCGATGAGTTCGATTCTTGGTTTCATGGTTTTCCTCGATTCTGGTGGTGCCGGCGGGTTAAGCAACTGGCTCATGTTCGGTTTCCTTAGGCTTTGAATTGTTTGATGCTGTCAATCGGCTGGATGAGGAGCATGACGAGGTTTTCGGGTTCCATGTCGAGCATGGATGCCGCTTTTTCGATTTCATCCGTCGAGAGTGGCGTGTGGCCTTTGAGCCTGTTGTTTACGGCTCTGATTTCGAGGCCCCATGCTTTTGCTAGGTCTTTCGGTGTCTTGTCGTGTCTTGCGAGTTCCGCTTTGAGGTTTCTGCTGGCTGTTTCCGTCAGACCGGCCATTCATCCTCCTCGATTCCCTGCTTGGTGAGGCAGGCGCGCCAGTCGTGCCAGCCGGGGCCGCGCATGTGGCCGCACGGGTAGTGGTCGGGGGTCTTGGTCTTCTTGGTGCTCAACATCTCGTTTTTCCTTTCGACGGTTTTTAATATACGTAATTACGAAGTTTCTTGTATTCGTAATTACGTAGTCTTCACGATTTATACACATATGACTACGCAATTAGCTATAATTTGAACCATGGGAAGAAAAGCACAGGAGGTCACGCATTTCGCCAAGCAGGTCATGGACGAATGCGTCAGGCTCCAAAAGCAAAGCGGCATGACCATCAAGGAATTCGCCAAGGCGTGCGGCTTCGGCGAGGTCTACTGGTACACGAGGGCAAACTACAGCCTCCCGCTCAATCTGAGTGACCTGGAACGCATCAGCGAAGTAACCGGCGTATCCATCGGAGACATCGTGATGGACTCCAAACGTCATGCGGTCGAAGCCGCCGAAAGGAAGGCGCAGGCAGGCGGCTACGGTCTTGCGGCGTATCGGGCCGCTGGCAAGCAGGAGGCCATCAATGGAGAGGCTGGGCCGGATTACGACGAGCCTGCCTGACCTGCCGATCGACCGGCGCATGACCTACGGTGCCATGCGCCGCGCCATTGTCGGACTGCCTGTCACCGTGTCCAGCGCCATCCTGCCGGACGGATTATGGGGCTGCTACGACGCCTCCACAGACGTAATCCTCATCGACCGGCGACTCACGTATACCGCGAAAAGATGCGTGCTCACGCATGAGCTGCTGCACTGGAAGCATGGCGACACCGGCTGTTCAAACGATCGTTCGAAGCAGGAGCGACGGGCGCGAACGCAGACCGCCCTCACGCTCGTCGATCCTGCTGAGCTTGCATTGCTCGAACACATGTACGACGATGACCTATGGTCGATAGCAGACGAGCTGAACGTGACCATGCAGGTGCTTGCGGACTACCAAGCCACGCTCAACACCTCACCTAACGGACGAATCACCTTTAGCGATACCAAAGAAAAGGTTTTCAATGCGTAAAAAAATCATTGCCATCACAGCTGCGACGCTTCTCCTGGCGACGGCCTGTAGCTGCGGAAGCCAGCAGGAGCCGGATTCCACGACGGCCAAGACGCCGGACGTCAGCACGCAGCAGTCGAAGCCACAACAACAGGAAGACGAGAAGACGGCGCAGAGCTTTGTGGACGAGTTCAACGCGAACTCCTCGACGCAGATAACCGACGTCGAGAAATTCACGCCGAGCGATTCGACCGGCCCCTATTATCGGACGGAGTATCGCAGCGGCGCTTTCTCCACCGCAGACGCTCTCCACGGGAGACTGGGCCAATCGTCAGTGGACGTGCTGGTCTACGGGGCAGTGCTCGGATACGGGGAGAACGATATGATCCGCGTCTACGTCGATGGGCCACATGATGAGATCGACAGCGTATTCCCCATCATGGCGAAGATTCTTGACCCGTCGCTTTCCGATCAGGACATCCAAAGTCAGATGGCGAAGGAGTATCCGTCCAACGATCTGCTTTACGCCGATACGCATGAGTTGATCGAGCGGGCTTATGTCGATGGCGATCATGCGTTTCTCGATGCAAAAATCGGCTAGGCGCTCTTGAAAAGAATGTACAGATGATTCCGTGCCAACATGATGAACTCGACATAACGACACAAGTCCTCGGAGACTTCCGGCAAGTCATGGCCGAGCGTGTCAGCATCATCTGAGCGAGATAGAATCAAGGCAAAAAAGAGAAGGGAGTAATCATGGCGAAACGACCACAGCCCGCGCCGGGCGCTATCTATGAGTGCGATAGGCTCGCCCACCCACTGTTCTTAGCTATCCGGCTTTATGCGAATCGCTTGGAAGTGGATATGGGCACCACGTATCTGCACCGGTACAAGAAGACCGAAGCCTACAAGGTGAGCGACCTGCAAGGGGTGACGATCAAGAAGCGCACCGTCACATGGAAGTACAGCGCGCTGCGCTCACTACCTTTGGAATTCAAGAAGGCCGAGGACGCGCAGGAATTCTACAACGCAGTGAACAGCCTCTGAGAACAGCAAAGCCCCACGATTGTGGGGCTTTTATATTGCCTTATAAGTCTTTATAAGTCTTTATATTCTTTCATTTCGGCGCATTGGCGCTGTATGAAAGAATGAAAATTGTTACATATGTATATATGTATATTTCATGTTTGCAAGTTAGTATTTTCCGCTTGCAAGGTTAATATGCGCCCTTGTTTACAACACGCCATACACACATGTTTGCAAGTTAGCGTATAATGTGTTTCAGAACAAAAAACCTCCGCAGTGTTAACGGCACCGCGGAGGTAAAACATGAAGCCTCACTCAAAGACTTCCAAAACCATTGTAACGCATGGCTTGGAGGTCGGAAATGGACCGTGAAATGGGATACCGCAACATGCTGGCAGTCGAAGAACTCGCAAGCCAAGGAAAACTCACCGTCACCCACAAGGGCGCACGCAGTTTCGACTTCGCGCAATACGCCCTGCTCAGCCGCATGGCATGGCTCACCGCTGACTGGCCGCTGGACAAGGCAGCAAAGGAGAAGCACATGATGCCGCGCACCTACGCTTCCGGCTGGCTCAAAATCGCTATCGATTGGGGCATGACGCTCCCACAGTCAATGGATGAGCTCGTGGCGATCGGCAATGAGCCGCGCAATCCGAAGCGCGAGCAGCTGGCCTACAACCGCATCGGCAAAATCGCCAAGAAGCTCGAAGCCGCAGGACTCATCAAATGCCTTCGCAAGGGCAACGTGCAGCGCAAGAACAATGCCGTCTGGCTTCTGACCATCGGCACTCCAGAGGAAAACGCTGAGGTCGAAGCATACGTGCGACAGCACATGTACCTTTGATTCCGTGCCCACATTTTGCCCACGTTTTGTAGAGAAATGGCGTGATTTGGAGTGAATTGGAGTGAATTAGGAAAGTCTGAAAACCGTTGGAAATAAAAGGAAAACCGCCATTTCTGGCGGTTTGAAAAAGTGCCTCCAGCGGGACTCGAACCCGCAATCCGAAGAGGTCGATTTTAAGTC